ATTGGACGTGTGCTGAGGAAAGGTGAAGGGAAAGAAATTGCAACCTTATACGATATTGCTGATGACATTGGTGGTCAGAACTATACATTGAAACATTTAAACGAAAGAGTTACAATTTACAATGAAGAAAATTTTAAGTATGAGGTAATAAAAGTAAACCTTAGAGCAAACTAAATATGGAAGAAGAATTTTATGCAACAATAAAGTTATTGTCTGGTGAAGAATTAGTATCAAAAGTTTGTTATCTTCCAGATGAAGATAATATTATTCTTGAAAGACCTCTCATGGTAGAGAATGCTAAACAGAAAAAAGGTCAAGTAGAAGTATCAGGATTTGCTCTTAAAGAATGGATCTCTGCTACATTTGATACAATGTTTATTATTAAAAGAAATCATGTAGTTACAATAATTGAAATAGAAGGTGAGATAGTTGAATTCTATGAAAAAACCCTTAACCGTTTAGAGAGTGGAAAGTCTCTAGCAGGGAGAGGAAATAAATTACCTAGAGGATCAGGATATCTAGGGTCAGTAAAAGAAATGAAAAAATCTCTAGAAGATATTTTTAATAAAAGCTAAAAGCTATAACTTCTCTTGAACCCTTAACAGAGTTATTCTACTGAGTTTATCAGGATCTGTCAAGCTTTGACAAGATGGATATACGATGTTATACTTAAATCAAGATCATGAAAGAAACCCGTGGCATACACAGTAATGGCAAAAAGAAAACAAACAGAGTATTACGTTAACAATAAAGAATTCCTTGCTGCTATCACTGAGTATCGCGCCAAGGTTCTGAGAGCAAAGGAATTGGAAAAACCACGTCCCCGTGTTACCAACTATCTTGGTGAATGTTTTTTAAAGATTGCTACCCATCTATCTTATAAACCAAACTTCGTGAATTATATGTTCCGCGAAGACATGATCTGTGACGGTATTGAAAATTGCTTACAATACATTGATAACTTTGATCCTGAAAAATCGAAAAACCCCTTTGCTTATTTCACTCAAATCATCTATTACGCATTCCTCAGGCGTATTCAAAAAGAAAAGAAACAACTCGAAATCAAGGGTAAAATACTTGAGAGATCTGGACACGATGAAGTTATGCATACCGATTCATATGATGGTATGATGTCAGGGATGAATGCTTCATATTCTGATATGGGCAGTATCAAAGAAAACATTGAAACCAGAATGAACCGATGAAAATCGCAATTATTACTGATCAACATCTTGACGGACGCAAAGGTTCTTTAGCATTCTGGAATTATTTCCAGAAGTTTTATGATGAAATCTTTTTTCCAACTCTTGAGAAAGAAGGTGTCAAAGTTATCTTTGATCTAGGTGACACATTTGATAATCGAAAGTCTATGGACTTTAATACTTTCCATCGCGTAAAGGAAAATTATTTTGATAAGATTCAAAAATATAAAGTTCATATGCTCCTTGGTAATCATTGTACTTATTACAAGAATACTAATCGTATCAACTCCCCTGAACTCTTACTTGAACAGTATTCAAACATCAGCATATATGCTTCACCAAAGCATCTTACATTAGGTAGCAAGAAGTTCCTCATGCTTCCTTGGATCAACAGGGAGAACAATGATGAAGTCTTGAATCTACTTGAAACTTCTGATGCTGATATCTGCTGTGGTCATTTAGAACTAGCTGGATTTGAAATGAATCCTGGTATGGTAATGGATCATGGTATGGATCCTAAACTATTTCATAGATTCAAGCGTGTCTGGTCTGGGCATTATCATCACAGTTCGAAAAAAGGTAATGTTCAATACCTAGGCAACCCTTATCAGATGTTTTGGAATGATTATAAAGACCGTCGTGGATTCTATATCTACGATACTGAAAGTGATCGACTTAAGTTTGTCGAGAATCCCTACGAAATCTTCGACAAAATCTTTTATGACGACACCAGTGTGGATTACAACAAACAAGATGTGTCTGATTATAAAGACAAGTTCATTAAGATCGTTATCGAAAACAAACGAGACTATCAAATGTTCGAAACATTGGTTGATCGTCTTTACAACGTAGGAGTCCATGATGTAAAAGTCATTGAAAATCTTCTCAGTGAAGACTGTAAAGAGGACATTGAAATCTCCGCAAAAGATACAATGACTTTGCTTAATGAATATATTGATGAAGTAGAAATGACTGTAGATAAATCGGATCTTAAGAATCTGATGAGATCTCTATATATTGAAAGTTGTAACGTTGTGTGATATGTTCATCGTAACCCTAGAAGATCATCCAGACGGCGTTTATTCTGTCTTTGATGAAACAGAAGATAGAGTAATACCTATCTTCCAGGAAGAAGATGACGCAGACCGTTACTTAATGATGTTGGAGAATGATGACGATTATCCTCCCATGCAGATTGTCGAGATTGACGACCATGTTATAATTACAGCATGTCAGGAACGTGGTCATAAGTTTTCTATAATTACACCTGACGATTTTTTGATCCCACCTGATGACCCAGAATGATTATTTTTAAAAAGATCCGATGGAAGAACTTTCTTTCTACGGGTAATGTATTCAGTGAAGTTGATTTACAAAAGTCAAAAACTAATTTGATCATTGGAAGCAATGGAGCAGGTAAGAGCACCATCTTGGATGCTCTTACTTTTTCTTTGTTTGGAAAACCATTTCGTAAGATTAACAAGCCTATGCTTGTGAATAGTATTAACGAGAAGGATCTTCTTACAGAGATTGAATTTTCTATTGGCAAGAAAGAATATAAAGTTGTTCGCGGTATCAAACCAAACGTGTTTGAGATTTACTGTGATGGACAACTTTGGAACCAGGAAAGCACTCTTGTAGAGCAGCAGAAGAACTTTGAGGCAAATGTCCTCAAGATGAATTACAAATCATTCACACAAATTGTGGTGTTGGGATCCTCCACATTTGTGCCATTCATGCGTCTGCCACTAGCACAACGTCGTGAAATTATTGAAGACATTCTGGACATCCAGGTCTTTTCTACAATGAATGTTCTTCTCAAAGATAAAGTTAGGGAGAATAATGAAGAGATCAAAGACCTAGATTATCAGGTTCATCTTCTGGAAGACAAGATCGATCTCCAGAAAAAGTATATGCTGGAACTGGAGAATAAAACTAAAGAAGAGATTAATCGTAAGGAGAATAAAATCTCTGAATTGTTACAGAATGAAAACGAACAGCACCAAGAAATTGCGCGTCTGAATTCTGAAGTACAAAAACATTCTGAAGAGATGGAAGAGTTGAATAATTCTTCTTCAAAATTAAAGAAGTTAAACACTTTTCTAATTAAATTACAAGGCAAGTTACAAACTTGTCAAAAAGAACATGAGTTCTTTGAAAAAAATCATGTGTGTCCTACATGCACACAAGATTTATCTGACGATTTTCGTAAAGAAAAATTACAGTCTGGAAAATCAAAGGTCGATGAAATGACCTTAGGTTATAATGATCTTCTCAAAGCAATTGGTGAAGAAGAACAACGCCACGAACAGTTCAGTAAATTATCTAATCAGGTAATGACATTGAACAACTCTATCAGTCAGGCAAATTTCCAGATCGGGTCTATCAAAAAATCTATATCCGATATTGAAAATGAGATCAAAGAACTGGAAAGTTCTAATCCTGACAAGAAAGCAGAGTTTGTAAAACTTGAGGGATTAATTTCTGAAAAGAAATCTCTCAATACAAACATCTCTGAATCAAAAAAAGATCGTGATGTTCTTCTCACTGCTTCTCAGTTACTGAAAGACAACGGCATCAAAACTCGTATCATCAAGACTTATCTACCAGCGATGAACCAGTTGATCAATCAGTATCTACAGAGTATGGACTTTTATGTCAATTTTACTCTGAATGAAAACTTTGAGGAGATAATCAAATCTAGATACCGTGACGTTTTTTCTTATGACAGTTTTAGCGAAGGAGAGAAATCTCGTATTGATATTGCTCTGTTGCTTACTTGGAGAAGTATTGCTAAGCTCAAGAATAGCGTGGATACTAACTTACTTATTTTAGATGAGATCTTTGATAGTTCGCTCGATCAGCAGGGTGGTTCTGATCTTGGTTGGATCCTCCGTAATTTCGATGACAATACTAATGTTTATGTTATAAGTCATAGAGAACAATTAGAAGGTAAATTTGACAGAACTCTTACAGCAATGAAGGAAAAGAACTTCTCTGTCATCCAGGAGACAGTTTCGGAACTGGACTAGGGGTGCCTTCGGGCACCCTTTTTTTGTATATACTAATGGCATCAACGCAAGAGACGCCATGAACCAGGAAATCAAAGGCAACCTCGCCCGCCTACTCGCTACAGAAAACCTTATTGTAGAGCACCGTAAAGTCTCTACAGCATCCTTTGACGTGGATCGCCGTGTTCTGACCCTGCCCAACTGGGACCGTGCTTCTAGCGTCGTCTATGATATGCTGGTGGGTCATGAGGTTGGTCATGCCCTCTTCACTCCTAACGAAGACTGGCGCAATGCTGTTGATTGCCCTAGAGACTTTATCAATGTGATTGAAGATGCTCGCATTGAGAAGCTTATGAAGCGTAAGTATCCTGGTCTGCGTAAGTCTTTCTCTGGTGGTTATAAAGAACTGAATGATCAAGACTTCTTTGGTATTGCTGATGAAGATCTTTCCAAGTTGAGCTTGATTGATCGTATCAATCTTCACTTCAAGTGTGGCGCAGATGCTCTCATTCCTTTCTCTATTGAGGAGAAAGTGTTTGTTGCTCGCACTGATGTTGCTGAGACTTTTGCTGAGGTCTGTGAGATTGCTGCTGATGTATTCAAGTTCAGTAAGAAAGAGAAAGAACAAGAAAAAGTTGCTGAGGCAATGCCACCCCAACAACAATCTGAAGAAGGTTCTAGTGGTGACAGTGTTGATGTAGAACAATCTGAGCAGCAGGGAGATGAGCAAGATGATATTGAACCTAACAATCCTACCCCTACAGGTCAAGAAGATCCTATCGAAGATGAAGAAGATGAAGGTGATGCTGGTGATGTAGAAACTTCTGTAACTCAGAGATCCTTTGATCAATCTTCTGAACAACTAACTAATCGTTATGCAAATAATCCTGTGTATGTTGAGATTCCAGAATCTGTAGATCTTCCTACTTACATTGCTGACTGGACTGAAATCCATGATTGGATTGATGAACAACGCAATGCTTTCCTTGAAGATAAAGAAGACTCTGAAGATTACTATAAGTTTGTTGATTCTAGTTATCGTGAGTTTCGTAAATCATCACAGAAAGAAGTTAATTATCTTGTGAAAGAGTTTGAGTGTAAGAAATCTGCTGATGCTTATGCTCGTTCTGCTACTTCACGCACTGGTGTTCTTGACACTGGCAAACTTCATACCTACAAGTATAACGAAGATCTTTTCAAGAAAGTAAATGTTATTCCTGATGGCAAGAATCATGGCATGATCTTTGTGCTTGACTGGTCTGGTTCCATGGGTAATGAAATTCTTGCTACGGTTAAGCAACTTCTTAACTTGACTACGTTCTGTAAGAAAGTTCAAATTCCTTTTGAAGTTTATGCTTTCACGAATGACTACTACGCTGTTCGTCGCATCAAAGATGGTCAAGATGTATATGTTTCTAACGAGGAATATTACGCTAATCAAAACTGTGAAGAAGGTAAAGTTTTCATCGGAAAGAACATGTTTCATATGATGAACTTTGTTTCTTCTCGCTCCAACTCCAAAGAGTATGAGCGTATGTGTCTTAACCTTTATCGTGAAGCATATACTTATACGTATCATACGTTTTATCATGCTACGACTGGTATTGGTTTGTCTGGTACTCCTTTAAATGAGAGTATTGTTCTTCTTAACTATATTCTTCCTCAGTTCAAGAAACAGAATGACATCCAAAAAGTCAATGTCTGTATTTTGACTGATGGTGAAGCTTGTATGAGTGCTTATGGTCGCAAGTTTTACAATGAGTATGAAGACAAAACTTATATTCGCCCTCGTCGCATGGAGTATGGTTGTGTTCTTCGTGATCGTAAGACTGGTAATGTTTATTCTGCTACTGATGGATGGGCTGAACTGACTAACAACTTCATCAATCAAGTTCGTGATCGTAATCCTGGTGTGAATGTTATTGGTTTTCGTATTATGTCTGGTGGCAATCTTTCTGGATTTGTTTCTAACTACGGAAGTCTTGCTCATTACGATCAAGTTCAGAAGCAGTGGAAGAAAGACAAGTCTGCCATCATTCCTTTCCCTAAAGGTTATACAGCTCTCTATGCTCTCAGTAATACAACCATTCAGCAAGATGATAACTTTGATGTAGAAACTGGTGCCAAGAAAGGAGAGATTTCCAAGGCATTCAAGAAAATGCTTAAGGGCAAATCTGCTAACAAGAAACTGCTCAGTTCTTTCATTGAATACATCGCATGACTTATACTAAAGGAGATATTTTCCTCCACAAATACACACACAAGTTATACATTTATGATGGGGAGGTGTGGCGCGAAATTGTCCCGAGTTCTTACTTGGGCGACGAGTATGTGGCTTGACATATTTCTCTTCCTCCCATAAAATAATGGGAGGAATTTTTCGCTACCTCTATAAAAAATTATGTCTTATAAAAGAAAAACTCAAAATTCCGTAGAGTTTGTTTTAAAAACTGAATATAATCAAGGAAAAAATGATATTAAAAAAGTTAGAGAAAAGTGT